ACAATCTGAAAATTCTACTTATTACTCAGATAATGATTTAAAAGAAGATGAAACCAAAGAAAATGAAATTATTTTAAAAAAAAAAAGGGGACGAAAACCAAAACCCAAGGAAGAAGTTTCAAATATTGAAAAGGTTCAAAAAAGAAGAGGAAGAAAACCAAAACCGAAGGATTTATTAGAAGAAGATAAAGTTCCTAAAAAGAGAGGAAGAAAGCCAAAAGAAAAGATTTATTCTGTAAAAGAACTTCCTAAAACATTTTTTGAAGAAAATAAAAATGAAACTTTAATTTTACATTTACCAATTAAAGCATCAGATAATATTTTAGATAATAATCCATTACCAAATAAAATGGAAATTGATTATTCTACTTATGAAAATGATTTAAGTAATTCTTATTTATTACCAACACAAACAAATCTTATTAAAAATAATACAGATAAATTTTTATTTGATAATGAAAATAATGATGATAATTTTTTTAGTAAAAAAGATATTATTGATTGTGATAAAAAATTAGAAGAAAAATTTATACAAAATAATGAGGATATTGATAATAATATTGATTTAGATAATTCAGGAAAACAAAATAAAGTTATTAAAAAAAATTTAAGAAATATATTATATGAATTTATAAATGCAAATAATGATAAAGTTTGGCCAGAATCTACAAATATAAATTGTTGGTGGTGTTGTAATCCATTTACGAATACTCCATGTTCATTACCAGAATATTATAAAAAAGATAAATTTTATGTAAGTGGTTGTTTTTGTTCATTTAATTGTACTGCATCATATAATTTTAATAGAAATGATGATAATATGTGGGAACGATTTAGTTTATTAAATTTAATGTATAAAAAATTATATAATACTAAATTTGTAAAAATTTCACTAGCTCCTCCAAGAGAGACATTAAAAATGTTTGGTGGATATCTATCTATTGAGGAGTTTAGAGAAAATCTATTAAGAACTGATAAAACATTTAGTGTTGTTAAACCTCCATTAGTATCAATTATTCCGAAAATAGAAGAAAATATATCAAATACTGTAAGAAATATTAAAACAAATTATCCACTAATAAATGAATCAATCTTAAGTAAAACGCATAATAGTTTAAAACTAAAGAGAAATAAACCAATTACAAATGTAAATAATACATTGCAGTCATTTATGGATTTAAAAATTATCTAGGTATAATTCAATTTATATATTTTTATTTTTAGGATTGACAAACAATGCTAAAAACATATAAGAAAATAAAATTAAAATAAAAAACAATTAAATATATTTATTTTTAAAAAAAATATAAGTATATAATATAAAATGAGCGCAGATCCATCTAACATGAGAAATTTTACAGTTAACAGTTACAATTTAATACAAGGCCCTGCTAGCTGCAAACAAGGCTGGTGCGTCAAACCAGGGAGCATATACACCAATCCCAAAGCTAACTTCAATTATTTTAATAGTTGCTGTGGTGACCCATACACCTATTACAACTATTGGTACCGCAGATTTCCAAGCCAAACTAATTATTTAAATTGCTATAATTTACCATACAAAAGTGTTTACTTTAAGAATGCTAGTGGTTACATAAAACCAACTACTGAATGCAAAACTTTATATAGAAACCCTACATATACAAAAAAAGATAGTGCTGGATTTAAATATTTTGGTTAAACAATAAGGGAACTAATATGGCTTCGTACACCCTTATAAACCCTCCTTTTATAAAAGAATTATATTTATGAACCTTCCTTTTTATTATAAAATAGTATAATAAAAAGATTCTATCTTAAAGGAATACTTAATTAATATAAATATAAATGAAACTACTATCATGGGATGTTGGAATATATAATTTAAGTTATTGTATATTAGAAAAAAAAGAAAACGAAATTAAGATTATTGATTGGGATATTATAAATTTAGTTGATAGTGAAGAATATAAAAAAAACAGATCACTTATTTTTGAAAATATACCAAGAAAATTACACGAAAAACCACAATTATTAGATGTTGATGCCGTTGTTATTGAAAATCAACCATCATTAAAAAATCCTCAAATGAAATCAATTCAAATGATTTTATATTCTTATTTTCTTATATTAGGAAAAGTAATAGGTAATCCAACAAATGATAATTCGGGATATATTGATATTATAGATTTTTGTTCTGCATCAAATAAATTAAAAGTATATGATGGACCACCTATTGTATTAGAAGAAAAGAAAAAAAGATTAAAAAAAATAGATGCTTCTTCACAAGAAAAAAAAGAAGAAATAAATAAAGATCAGCAAAATATAGAGGAAGTAAAAGTAGAAGAAGAAATTCAAATAAAAGATAAAAAGAAAGGAAGTTCAATTAAATATGCAGATAAAAAAAGATTAGCAATTGAATATGCAAAATATTATGTACAACAAAATCCAGATTATATAGAGTTTTTTAATAATCATAAAAAAAAAGATGATTTAGCAGATTCTTTCCTACAGGGTCTTTATTATCTTAAGAAAAAATAAATTTTTAACATCTAATAAATATAAAAATAGTTAAATTTCTATTTTTATAAGATAAAAGGGATACCTAAAACACTTCGTAAAACCTGGTCTAAAACACCATTCTAAACACCCTCCTAAAACACCATTCTAAACACCCTCCTAAAACACAAAGGAGGGGGTAAGGGGGAACCTTGGTTCCCTCTGGGGAATCCTTGGTTCCCTCTGGGGAATCCTCTGGATCCCTCTAGCGAAGATCAAGAGCTATCCCTCCCTTCTTTCCACCTTTAACAGTTCTCTTTGCAGATGATCGAATGTTAATAGAGCCAGTGCTGCTAACAGAAGTATCATCTCGAGTATTATTGTTTAATTCATTTAATAAATCATCAATTCCTTGAGGACCACTCATTTTAGATTGTTCTCCAGAAGGAGGTCCTCGGGCAGGTCCAGCTGTAGATGGTTGTGGATTCATCTTCATATTAATTCCACCTTTCATTAAATTTCCTAAAAAGTCATTTGATCCAAATTCTTGATTAATTGCACCTCCCATATTTTTAGCAGCTGCTTCTGATATATTCTTTGCAATATCTGGATTTTGCTTTAGAATGTCACTTAATTTAGGAGAAGCTGATTTAAATAAACTATTTGTTAAATGGAACATAAATCCACTTCCTGCTACCATTGCTAATAATTTCAATTCAGGTGCCATTTTAACACTATCACTATATTTATCATGTAACTCTTCAAAAACTTCATCATAATCATTTACATTTTCCATTACATTCTCTGACCAACCATCTAATTTAACATCAAATGGATCAAATCTATTATTCATAAATTCAACACCACTTACTACTGCCATTAAAATCTTTCTACTGAATTTAATGCTTTTTTCAACATCACGTTGTTTCTTTAATCTATCATATTCAAATTGCATATCTTCATATGAAGATGCCATGCTATATCTTTTTGAAGGAGGATAGCCTTGCTTTTGTAATCGTTCTAAATTAAATAATAACTTTTGTTTTTCTTGTTGAATTTCCTCATATGATTTTTGTTTAATTGACGGAGCACTACTTGAAGCTCCATCTGTTTGATTATCATCATCGTCATCATCATCCATTTCTGATATATTAGTTCTAGAAGGTTTTTTATTAATAGTATCACTTTCAATAGAACTATAATCATCATTATCATCATCTTCATCTTCATCTGCACCATTATCTTCTCTTCCTTGATTATTCGATAATATATCATTACTTACAGATTCATATGACCCTCCACTAGATACAGAATTATCTTCAGATGAATCGCTATTTATATTTTTGCGAGAATTAGCCATCATTGAAAATGTATTAGTAGGAACTTTTCTATTCAAAATAGGCTTAATTTTTACCTTTTTTCCATCATTAATAGTAATAGTATTTGAATTACCAGATAACATAGGCTTTATATTATTATTTATGTCTTCTTTTTTTAAATTAGAATTATTTGTATTTATCATAAAATTGTTATTTCCTAAAGGAAGACTTGAAACAGTCTCTCCTTTAAAATCACCATCTCTATTTATTATAATATTACTCATCTGTTATACTTGATTTCGAAATAAATTTATTAAATATTACGCAAAGGGAACCAAGGTTCTCTTTAGAACCCTCCTTTAATAATAAACAGTTATCTTAAAAAATAATTATCCTTTTATTTAATTATAAAATTTCCTATATATTTTAAATTTTAAAATTTAAAATATTTCTTTAATAATCTAATTAATAATATTTTTCCATGCTTTTTATAAATTCATCAATATTATTTTTTCATAATTCCTATACCACCATTTATTCTTCTATGAAGTTATATTTTCTCCAACTATTATTTTCAATTACAGCGCCTTTTCATAATAACGGATGACCTTCTCCATATATAGCATTCCGGTCTGTATTATTATTACCTCCTAATGTTCCAAAAACTAATTTAGAATTGTGATTTTTCCTATATATAAAATGGACTATTAACAGAAGGTGACCATTCAACACCAGGTGGTTTATTTTCTTTAGAATATTTATAAATTATATTTTGTGCCAATTTATATTCTTCAGGTGTAACTTTTTTTTCAATTGATTCATTTTCTTTTATAACACAATATGAACTGTTTTCATTAATAACATATTTTAAAACTATAAGCAATACTAAAGTTAATAAAATAGATATTTTAATATCTCTAGTTGCCATAAAAAATATAGAAAATAACACTAAACATCTTAGTATAAAATATTTCGAAAATAATTTTTCTAAATTTTTAGGTATATCTAACATTAAATATTTACTTCCAATATTTGTTAATAACATAATACTTCCTAAAAATAATTTATTATTAGATACATAAAATAGAATTGAATCCATATATATTTAAATTCTATTTTTTTTATGATCCCAGTCTATTAATTTCCATTTTTATATTTTCATATAATTCTTTAATTTCATTTACTTCTTTATTAAATGGTTCATGTTCTTTACTAATTTCTTTATCAATTTCTTTATCAATTTCTTTACCAACTTCTTTACCAACTTCTTTACCAACTTCTTTACCAACTTCTTTACCAACTTCTTCACCTTTTTTTTCTAAATTTTCTTTATTATCTAACCAAGGTTTAACATCATATGATGTATCTACATTTGTAAAATTTTCTCTTGATATATTTTTATTTTGTTGTATTTCATCTCCTATAAGAGTTTCTTTAAACTCTTTTATAAAATCTATTATATATTTTTTATATATCAAATATTTGTCTAACATATCGGTATCTTTTAATTTATTTTTAAAATCAATATTAAATAATACAATTAAGAATAATATACTAACAAAAAATAAAAGGTTATATTTTTGATATATAAAATATATAATTACTAGTAAAAATAAATACTTAATATATTTCTTAGAAATAAAATCATTTAATTTTTTTTCATTTGACATAAAAAAAAATAATATTATTGTTAAAATTATTAAAATTATATTTTGCAACATACTTTATAATATAGTAAAATTTAATATTTTTATTACGCAAATTAATTAAAAAAAATTAAAATCTAATTAATAAATAGAGGACTATAAATCTATGTCTAAAATTAACTATTGTTCTTTAGAAGAGGCATGGGGTAACAATTATAAAAAAACATTAGATAATAATACTATAAGGAATAATGATCCAAATCCTGAAAATGTAATAAATATATATCAAAAAAATCAAGAAAATAAACAATCTCAAGAAAATAAATATGAAGAATTGGATGAAGCTTCTAAAAAAAATCGTCAAGAATTAATTCAAAATATGAATTTACTAGAAAGAAATAATAAAGGAGAAACTGATATTAATAAAAGTATTAGTGAATATAATAAATATAGAACTAATTCATTTAATAATGTTTCTAGTAATGATACAAAATCAGAATATGTTCCGTTTAATGATTCTATAGAAAAAAAATATCTCGAAGATAAACTTAAACATCTTGAAGAACAATATAAATATTTAATGCAAAAAAATAATTATACTGGTACTATTGGAAGTTCAAATAATTATATAGAAAATTTTAGCAATAAATATTCTCCTACATTATCTGAAAATTCAAATGATTTATTTGATATTATTGTTTTAATAACAATAGGGTTCATAATTATTTTTATTCTTAACTCTGTTTTTAATTTAGGTAAAAGAATAAAATCAAATTAGATAGAATTAAAATAATAATTTTTATTATCTAAATAAAAATTACAAATGTTTATTTTCAAATATATAGGAGATAATAGTGTATATATAACAGCAATTATATTATTTTTATATATAAAAATAATATATATTTCTTATTTTTTACATTATTGGACTTCTTTGTAATGATAAATTAAATAAAATTATTAAAGAATTTATTCATGATTCTAAAATGCTATCTGGACATTTTCAAGGTATATTATTATTCTCTAAAGAAAAATATTTTATCTAATATTTATCAAAATTTCTTTTTGGGTATAAAGTTTTCAAATGATTTATAACTTTCAATTGGCTTATACTTCAAGTTTAATTCATTTATTACATTTGATGATTTTTCAACTTTTGGTTCTTGTCTATTTTCTATTAATCTTAAATTTGCTTTAGGTAAATTCCATGAAATAAAAATTATAAAAGAATCACAATATCTTGCTTTAAATCCTTTCTCATGTAATAAATTTAATATAAACATAGTGCACTCTGTCATATTATATATAGGATATCCAGGCATATATTCAGGCATTTGAAAAAAACAATAAGTTTGTTCATTATTAGCAGTTTCTTTTATTTTTTTAAAACATTTATTAGATATATTTTCATATATTTTAAGTCGTCTACTTTCTTTTTCTTTTTGATTCTTATGTATTTCATTAACACTATAAGAAAATATATTATCGGATTTTTCATAATTTCCATAATAATCATAATTCATTAAATTCATTATTCTTATAATATTATATATAAAAAAAAATTAAATATATAATTTATGCATAAAATTTATGATGAATTAATAATTAGTAGCGGTGGTATAAAAGGTGCAGCTATTATTGGAGCATTAAATTTATTAGATAAGAATTATCCTATAAAAAAATTTAAATATTTAACAGGATGTTCAATTGGATCATTCTTATGTTTATGTATAAATATTGGATATAATTTGGATGAAATCAACACTCTTTTTTTTAAAATTAATTTTGAAATATTTCAAGATTTAAAGATATTAAATTTTATAGAAATATGTGGCTTAGATGATGGAAAGAAAATATCTAATTTTTTGAAAGCACTTATTATAAATAAAAATTATGATTATAATATTACTTTTAAAGAATTATATGAAAAAACTAATAAAACACTTACAATAACTACTGTAAATATAACATCTGGTTTCCCTGAATATCATAATCATATATCTCATCCTAGTTTAAGTGTATTATTATCTGTAAGAATGTCTATTAATATTCCAATTCTATTTTCACCTATATTATATAATAATTGTTATTATGTTGACGGAGCTTTGTTAGATCCATACCCTTATTATTGTATAAAAAATACACATAAAATTGGAATATGGGTATTTGAAAAAGAAGAATATAATTTTATGAATAATAATAAATCAAATTTATTTATAAAAAATTTGAATAATTCTATTAGTTATATTAATAATTTAATGAAAATACTTTATGTAAATTACATGAAAAAATATTATAAAAAATTACCTAAGAATACTATTTATATTGATTTTAATTTAAAAGAATTAAATATGTCATTTGAATTATCACAAGAACAAAGAATGTTTATATTTAATTTTGGAATAAAAAAAGCAAATAAATTTTTTATTAAAGAATATAAAAATAAGAGAAAAATATTTTTGTCAAAAAAATATTTTTATTTATGGGTAAATAAAATAAAAAAATAAATTACATATTAGATAAATAATTTAATAATCCGCTATAATCTCTTTCGCCATTGTATTCTTTAAAATTATTTATTTTATCCATTCCTTCTGGGAAGTAACGAATTGTAGGGAAACCTCTAACATTGTGAGAATTTATTAATTGAGGATTTTCATCTGAATCTATTTTTACAATTCTAACATTTCCATTATAATTTTGCATTAATTTATTAAAGTGAGGCATTAATTTTTTGCAGTGACCACACCACTCGGCAAAGAATAATACTAAATCACCATTTTGACCTTGGTTTGCAAAATCTTCTACTTCATCAGAATCATCGCCAGTAAATTGTTCTATTTCATCAGAATCATCATCATCATCTCCTGCAAATTGTTCTACTTCATCGGCATCATCGCTGGCATCATCACTAGCATCATCCGCAAAGTTTTCTACATATCTTACATTTTCATCATCAAATGCTTCTAACTCAAATGCTCCTTTTAAACTTCCGATATGTGCACCACCTTCTAATCCAATGCTAAAATTAGGTGAAAAAATTCTGAATATTGATAATACGATTAATAATATAATTAAAATCATAACAATAATGAATAAAGGGTTAGTTAATATTGCAGTAGTTATGTTTTGTGCCATTTATATATTATATATAATATTTTTTTTTTAATAAAATATAATTTTAATATTATTATATAATTACATAAAAATATTTCTTATTATTTAAAACTTTCAATTGTTATTTCATATAATATCTTTAATGAAATAACTAGTTATAGATTTTTATCTAAAAAATTAATAATTCTTTATAAATATTATAATATTTTTTCTTTAAAATAACTTTTTATAAAAAAATAGAAGTTACTAATAAATAATTAATCTAATATAATTTTAATTTTCTTAGTGTAATTACAATTTTTTTAGTGTAGTTACAATTTTCTTAGGTGTAGTTACAATTTTCTTAGGTGTAGTTCCTATCTTAACAGGAGTATTAACATAAACACCTTTTGCAGTAGTTACAATTTTCTTAGGTGTAGTTCCGATCTTAACGGGAGTGTTAACATAAACACCTTTTGCAGTAGTTACAATTTTCTTAGGTGTAGTTCCGATCTTAACGGGAGTGTTAACATAAACACCTTTTGGAGTAGTTCCTATCTTACCTGGAGTGTTAACATAAACACCTTTTGGAGTAGTTCCTATCTTAACGGGAGTGTTAACATAAACACCTTTTGGAGTAGTTCCTATCTTAACGGGAGTGTTAACATAAACACCTTTTGGAGTAGTTCCGATCTTAACGGGAGTGTTAACATAAACTCCTTTTGGAGTAGTTCCGATCTTACCGGGAGTATTAACATAAACTCCTTTTGGAGTAGTTCCGATCTTACCGGGAGTATTAACATAAACTCCTTTTGGAGTAGTTCCTATCTTACCGGGAGTAGTAAAATAAACTCCTTTTGGAGTAGTTCCTATCTTACCGGGAGTAGTAAAATAAACTCCTTTTGGAGTAGTTCCTATCTTACCGGGAGTATTAACATAAACTCCTTTTGGAGTAGTTCCGATCTTACCGGGAGTAGTAAAATAAACTCCTTTTGCAATAGGACCAGAAGTAGTAGCATAAATTCCTTTTGCAGTAGTTTCTATCTTACTGGGAGTAGTAAAATAAACTGGTCTTGAAGTTGTTACACTTTTTCCGAAGGTAGTAGGAAAATGTGTTGGAGTAACTACCATAGATGCTGATTTATTATTATCTATTATACTTTGTATAAAACTACTCTTTTTTTTTTTCCTTCTTCTTATTTTAAATGTTTCATGAACATTATTTATTAATAAAGAATATAAAATAATAACAATAATAATAGAAGCTAATATAAGAAGATATATATTATTTTTTTTCATTTTATATTAATAATAGATAAAAAATTGATTTATATACTTTATTAAATATAAATTATTAATTTAAATAAATTATTTATAGAAATGAAATCATCAAGATATGTATTAAATAATATGTTAATGTCATACGTTAATACTAATAATCCAATTATTGATTATTTTCTTAATTTTTTTATTTTAACTTTAATAACATATATTTTTCAAAATATATATTATTTGAATGAACTCACATGTCATATAATAGATTATTTAAGAAAGAAAATGTATGTTGAAATTATTATTGAATCATCATTAGTAACATATGATAGAAATGGAATTAAAACTACTAAAATGCAATATTCAGACGCATTTAAGTCAATATGTTTTTATATTAAAAGCTTAAAAACAGATGGAATTTATTCTAAAAGAGAACCTGATAAATGTGAAAAAACAAGTAATCCAGCTTTTGATATTTTTATTCCAGATCAATATAAAGAATTTGTATTAGAAAAATCAAAAGATATAAGATGTATAATGAAAATATACAAAGAAAAAATAAATAATGATAATGAATCGACAAAGGAAAAAAAAGAGCATTATATGAGGATTTTTAGTAATAATAAATCTACTAAAATAGAAGATTTAGAAGATTTTGTTAAAAAATGTATTTTTTCTTATACCAAATTTAAAGAATTAAATATTCTTAATGAACAGCATTATTTTAACTATAATTATTTAAATGAAGATGATGAATTACAATTTACCGAAAATATATTTAAAACAAGTAAAACATTTGATACTATTTTCTTTGAAGAAAAAAATATATTTTTAGAAAAATTATATTTTTTCTTAGAAAATAAAGACTGGTATAATAGAAAAGGAATACCATATCATTTTGGTGTTTTCCTTCATGGAGAACCTGGATGTGGAAAAACAAGTATTATTAAAGCTACTGCAAAATTAACCGGTAAACATATTTTTAATATCCATTTAAATAGAGTAAAAACATGTGGTGAATTATACAGTATTTTCTTTAATGAAATAGTTAATGATAAAAAAATACCACTTGAAAAAAGAATTTATGTATTTGAAGATATTGATTGTTTAATAGATATTATTGAAGATCGCGAAGAAAAAGAGATCAAAAATAAAAATAAAATTGATAAAAATGAAAATATACTGTTACATGAATTCTTATTAAATGAAAAATTAAAACCTACGAAGCCCGATGATGATTTAAATCTAGGTGCCCTTCTCAATGTTTTTGATGGATTATTAGAATCTCCTGGTAGAATTATCTTTATGACAAGTAATTTCCCTCAAAAAATTGATAAAGCTCTTTTAAGACCTGGAAGAATAGATCTTAATATAAAATTAAAAAAATGTAGTAATAAAATTATTATTGATATATTGTGTTATTTTTTTGAAATAAAACACGATGACCTATTATTATTATTAAATAATAATCCATTTCAAGATTATGTTTTAACACCGTCTGCTATTTTCAATATTTGTATTAATAATAATACAATAGAAGATTGCATATATCAAATAAGGGAAAAAGAAAATAATTAAATGTTATTTACCCTTTTGAGAAAGCATAAATTATAAAATCTCTTATTAAGAGCAATATACACGCGAAGCAATATAAATGCGAAGCAATATACACAAATAAAGTAAAAAATGAAAAATATATTTTCTGTTTCCTAAAATAAATCAATAATGATTACTCTTTCAAAAGAATGGATTCTTTTCAACCCTATTTAATGATGTTAATTACATCACTAAATAAGAATGAATCTATGAATTATTTATCTATTTTTTTAGTTATTATTATACCATTAATCACTCGGTTTATGAATAGTAAAGAATTTTCAGATATTTTAAAAAAAATAACTACTTTTTTTAAAGAAGAATGGATTACAATTAATATTCCTACACATGAAGTTGATTTATTAAAATCATTTTGTAAAACAAAAGGGACTAAACAAATTCATAGTGATCATTTTTTAGCCATATGTCATTATTTAAAATATAATAATATTCCTAATATTAAATCTTTAACTGAATTATTAACATTTGAAACTGAATTACAAAAATATAATAATAATGACGATTCATACAATGAACACAGAAATGAAGAAAAAAATAAATATATATTCATTCCATATGATACTGAAAAAATTAAAATCTGTAGTAAAAGAAATATTTATTGTGAAATTACAAATATGTCAAATGAAAATGAAGAAGAAAATAAGGATGATAAAACAAAAGTTAAATTTTCACATAAAAAAAAATATATTATGACCATTATGATTCAAAAGAACCCTGATTCTACAAAAGATCAAATGATTATATTAAAATCTTTTTTAGAAGAATGTTTAACCCAATATTATTTATCTATTAAACCTAAAGAAGAAAACAAATTTCTATTTGAATTTAGATGTGCCGAAAAATATGATTATACTACTATTTTATATTGGGATGAACATAATTTTGAAACAAATAAAGATCTTAATACAAATATCTTCTTTGACGACAAAGAAGACTATTTAAATTATGTCCGACAATTTAAATATGATCCTGATAAAGAATATAATGATGCAGAAGAAACCTATAAAAGAGCTGGTTTTGTATACAAATCAGGTATATTATTTTATGGTAGCCCTGGTTGTGGAAAAACAAGTGTTATTAAAGGAACTCTAAAAGAAACAAACCGTCATGGTATTATTGTTGATTTAAGTAGAGTTGATTCAGCATCAGTATTAAAAAAAATATTAAATGGACGTAAATTCAATAATAAAACATTTAAGAGCAGGGAATTGTGCTATATTTTTGAAGATTGTGATGCAATTAAATTTGATATTATCAAAAAAAGACAAACAGCAACTGAAGAAATAGCAAATTCTTTAGCACAAAATGAAAAAACTGAATTAAGTATTGTTCAACAATTATTAAAAACTTCTGCACTTGACCAAAATAATACAGATGATATTAATTTATCTCAATTATTACAGTTATTAGACGGTGTTAATGAATCACCGGGTATTATGTATATCTTTACAACAAATCATCCTGAAAAAATAGATGATGCATTGTTAAGACCTGGTAGAATTGATTATATTTATGAATTTAAGAAATGTAGTAGACAGATGATTGAAGATATAGTTAAAACAAAATTTAATCTTTCTAAGAAAATTAAAATTTCTGAATTAGAAAATATTAAAGAATTTATTTTATCTCCAGCTGAAGTTCAAGGAATATGTTTTAAAAATAATGATTTAGGCACATGTTTAAATAAAATTATTATTAATTCAAATAAATCCTAAAAAAATTTATATCTATATTATATAATATGGATATAAAAACAATATTTATAAGTATTGCTAGTTATAGAGACTTTTATTGTAGTAAAACATTAGAATCAATATACTTAAATGCAACAAATCCTCAAAATATATATGTTGGATTATGTATTCAAAATATGGATAATGATGAAGATTGTCTATTAAAAGATCCATCTATAAAGAAATATGCATCGAATATTAGTACTATTCGAATGAAAAATTATGAAGCAAAAGGTCCTACATGGGCAAGATATTTATGTACAACATTATTTAATAATCAAGATTATTTTTTTCAAATTGATTCACATACTTTATTTGAAAAAGGATGGGATACAAAATGTATAGAGATGATTGATGATATTAAAAAAAATACTGGTTCTACTGATGTAGTTTTATCGCACTATCCACCTAGTTATGAAGAATACAAAAATAAAGACAAAAATTTAAAAACAGTTGACACTATATGTCAATCTTTTTTTAATGATCGTGGAATGGTATCATTTCAAGGTGCATCTCCAATAGATATGAATAAAGATAAATATGTACAAACACCTCATATTGCAGCTGGTATGTTTTTCTGTGAAGGAAAATGTTTAAAAGAAGTTCCATATGATCCACAATTACCAAATTTATTTGTAGGTGAAGAAATATTACATTCTGCACGAGTTTGGACAAGTGGATATGATATTTATTCTCCTACAGAAGTAGTTGTATATCATTTATATACTCGTTCTGATCAACCTCATATATGGGATGATAAAGATTTTAATGATACTGATGCATTCAATAAAGTTAAATTTTTAATGGGAATGGATAAAAATGTAAAAATTCCACAACATTTAAAAGAAAATATTGAGAAATATGGTATGGGAACTAAAAGATCATTAAAAGAATTTTATGATTTTGCTGGAATTGATATTACTAAAAAAAAAGTTTATAAAAATTTTTGTCCTAAACCACATGAAATTACTCCTATTGGAGAAGAAGAAGTTAAAAAAGATGCTAATAAAGATGCTAATAAAGATGCTAATAAAGATGCTAATAAAGAAGCTGCATCTAAACCAGTTGAAAATACTGTTCAAGGGGTTCTTGAAACTTTTTCTAATATTGATAATTTACAAGGAAGTCCATTTGAAATAGTTCATCCAAAAATACACACAAATAAAATTATTTCATTACTTGTTGTTTTATTTATTATTTTACTTATTATTTATATGATATTAAATTTATAAAATTATTATATTTATTTACAATAAGATGAAATATTATCAAATTATTTTTTGGATATTAAAAATAATTGCAATTGCATTTATTATTTTAATATATACAGGTTATATTGATGCATCAAATAATATATATCAAATTACAGATAAATTACTTAAATTGTTTATTGGAATTTTTATTATTATTGTATTTACATTTTATAATTTTCCAATGATTGATTTTCATGACTTAATTATTATAAAAATTGGAGGATTTTTATTAATTTATTCAGCACTTTCTCTTTAGATAATGATTAAGATTTATATTTTTTATTTATAAAATAAAAAAATTATCTTACGTAAACTACTTTTTTTATAAAAAAAAATTGACAGCTAAAAATTCTACATTTTTTTTAATTATTATTTAAAATACTCTTGTAGAGTACTCTAAACAAATTTCAGGAGTGTTATTATTATGTCGTCTCTTATGCATCCTTCATGGAATGTGCCCTCTGACGCATGCCCCATTCTAAAGGGAAAGTACCCCAATGGACCTGTTTTCCTCTACAACATCAACTACTATCAACCAGTCGTTTCTGGAAAGCTTCTTCTGCTTAACGCAGAAGTGCTTGGTGGAACCGGGCTTTCGAGATTTGTTCATGCCGACAAAGTGTTTCTTTTCAACGTCAAGGACCCTGAACTGGTTGGTTTTGAGTTCAGCGAGGACATCCTCGCAACTCGAACTCAGATCGCCTGTTGGGCAGTGACCCATGTCAAGAAGCACAAGGAAGAAACAATCCAGGTTATCTGCACAATTGGTGAGATTTCAATCGCATTCTTTGTTGACCCAACGTCAGCTGAGAAAATTGACATCACTCTTCCTGTTCCCAGAAACCATGTTGTTTGCAACCGAAAGTCAAACATTAAGCCCAATGGCACTGATGTTTTTGATTGGCTGATGAAACAGGTTCGTCCTGTTGATATCAGAACCATCGAAGAAGAAACTCTTTCCAAGGTGAATGACCTTTTCCGTCAGATGGGGATTCGTGAGATCTCGATGAGACCTTCTATCGTGTCTACCCCAGCAGAAGCAGATGCAGCTGCTGGTGGTAGTTATGCCAAGAAGGCATCTTCTACTCGCTCGACCCTTTCCTACGCCAGTGCTACAAGCATTCCCTCTCGTATCGAAGATCTGTATCGTGAGATTCACGATCTTGAGAAACAGAGAGATGAAACTATTGCACAGGAGAAGGCAATGAAGGAGCAGGAGAAAAAGATGATGATTGATGCAATCAAAAATGCAGACAGTAATCTTCTCTCCGCTCTTGTCGCTCAGCTTGGTCCAGAACAGATCGCTAGTATGGAGCAGCTCATTGCGATCCAACTCAATGTTCATTCTGCTAATGCCGCTATTGCGGCACAGGCAGAGGCTACTCGTCTTGAAGCAGAAGCTGCTCGTCGTCGATCTGAGGCTGCAGCTCTTCCCTCAGTCATTCTAGCGGGCATTACTATCCCTCGTGGAAATGTGATTAGCGCAGATACTGCAGAGGAGTTCCTTGCATCCAAAAAGAAAGAATCCGAGGAACGGCTTGCTAAAAGAAAGGCTGCAAAGAAGGCTTCTTCCAAAGCTAGTGCTGAACGTGCAGAAGAGAACAATGCTTCTCATGCTCGTGAGACTGTGAACCCATATGAAGTTCTGTCCAATGGAGATGGTTCTTCCAACAGCTCTCGTGTATCTAGTCCATCGTCAATCGTTTCGGCAGATCAAGAAGCTGATAGTGAGAACTAAGCAAAGCTTCAAAAGCTACCTCTTTTTCAGGTTAATATATTGTTACATGTGTATATATTCATGTTCATTGTAGGTTTTGGGGAATTAATCCAAAAATTCCATCCCGCAGAGCTTGTGTTAAGGCTCGTCAAATATGTACTTTTTTAAATATTGTCATAATTGTTATAATAATTCTTTTAAACCTTCAATAAAATCTTTTTCAATTGACCAACCTAAATTCTTCAATTTTTCATTACTAATATAATATCTTTTATCATTAAATGGACGATCATCTATATATTCAATATAATTATCATAATCTTCACTATTTTTTATAAGTTTTATAAGTATTTGTGCTATTTCAAGAACAGTATATTCTTTATCTTCATCACTTCCAATATTATAAATATTTCCAACTTCACCAAAATTTAATATTAAATCTAATCCTCTAACAACATCATTAGTATGAAGGAAAGCACGAACATTGCTTCCATCACCTTGTATAGTTACTTTTTTACCTTCTTTTAATAATTTTATAAAACGAGGAATTAATTTTTCAGGATATTGGTTTGGTCCATATACATTGTTTCCACGAGTAATAATAATTGGCATCTTAAAAGAATAACGGTAAGAATTAGCAATTAATTCAGCACCTGCTTTTGTTGCAGCATATGGATTAGTTGGGCATAAAATAGATTGTTCATTTTTTTTCTCTTCATCTTCTAAAAGAGATTCGCCATAAACTTCATCTGTTGAAATATGAATAAATTTAAGAATTTTACCATATTTTCTGCAACATTCTAATAATGTATGTGTTCCTAAAATATTATCATTTGTATATTGAAGTGAATCTTCAAATGAATTCTGAACATGAGATTGTGCTGCAAAATGAATAACAGAATCAATTTTATAGATATTTAAAACGTGATTAATTAAATCCTTAGAGCATAAATTTCCTTTTACTAATTTATATCTATCGGATGATCTTAATTCATCTAATATATTTAATTCATCTGCACAATAATACATTGCGTCTAAATTAATAATTTGAATATCTTTATTTTTATTTAAATAATAATTTATAAAATTTGAACCAATAAATCCACATCCTCCAGTAACAAGTAAGTTTTTATACATATATTATATTAAAATTCTTTATTATAAATAATTAAACGAAATTAGTAATATAAAAAGATAATTTATATATTAATATAATTAAAATGGATAAAGAAAATCTAAAAGATTACATCAATAAATTACTTGAAGTTGAGAAGGAAGAAAATAAATTAAAAGATTATGCAAATGAGTTAAAAGAGAAAAAAGCTAAATTAAATACATTAATTATTGATTTTATGGAAAAAAATAGTATTACTGATAAAGATATTATTTTGGGTGATAAAAAAATAAAATATGCCTTAACTAAAAATCAAGAAAATATTACCAAGGGATTTCTTTTTGAAAAATTAAAAATTTTTTTAAAGAATGAAGATGCTTCTAAAGAAGCTGTTCAATTTATATATAATGATAGAAATGTTACTATGAAACCAAGTATTAAAATAATTGATATAAAGAAATAAATATATGAAATTTATATTTACATAATGCAAAAAAATAATAACATTGAATTTTGGTTTAAACATAATAAACATTTACTCGAAAATTTATATTATTATTTAATCGAACTATGTAATAAAAATAAAATTAAATTAATTCCCTCCAAAGAATTATCAAATAATTTTATAAGAATGATGTACAACGAATCTTTGAAAACAATAATTGATAAGGAACTATATTAGTAATAATCATATAATTTGATAACCTATATCTCCTCTATTATTTTTTTTATATTTAAAATAATAAAAATATTATTACTTTAGAATGAGCAATCTAGAACAATATTATGAATCAGAAACTCAGAGTAAGTTTATGTATAAGGAAAAGGAGTCGAACGCGGAGTCGAAGGAGGAATCTAAATTACCCGCTAATAAAACATCATTTCTTGATATTTTAAAAATAAACAGTAACAATATTCTTCTTCTTAAAAAAGAAGAAAAGAATGAAGAATATATAGATGAGGAAGAATTAAAATATAACGCGTTTATAAAAGATGTTGATGATGAATTTGATCATTTATATATGGCTAAAATAAATGATATTCAATTTGAGTTTAAAGAATATTTAAAAGAAAATTCATATCCTTTTATGGATAAATTAAATTTAAATAATTATGGATTTTTTGATTTTATTAAGTACTCATCTGAAAATTATAATAAACTAATTACTAAAATGCAAAAAGAAAATGAAGAAAATGCAAATGAAAATCGAGAAGATGAAGATGATATATATTTTGATCTAAATTATGAAAATAATTAAAAAATATATTATATTATATTATAAATTATGCAAAGCAACCCACCTCTTGAAAAATCATTTATAGAATCTCTTAAAAAGGCCATTAACAGAGAAAATTTACAAAGTTTAAATAATATAAGTAATTCAACAATATTTAATAAAGAAAAAATTGATTTACTAGATGTTTATGGAATAAATTGTTTACAATATGCTGTTTTACTAAATAATTATAACATTGTTAGATTATTGATTAAGTCTGGTTCTAATAAAAATATAATGCCTATTAAAAGTATTATATATAAACCTGAAGGACATTTTGGATATATTATTATTAATACTGATGAAACATTATTTGATATATTACTTAAATCTTTTGAAATTGAAAATAGAGCCAAAGAAATAAATATAGATTCAATAAATAATATAATAGATTTAATAATAGATACAAAGGATATATATAAAGCAGCAGACTGTTTATATATAATTTGTACTCAAAAATCAGTTCTTATACATTCATTATCAGAAGAAAAATATTATAAAATGTTTGATCATTTATTTAAAAAATTAAACTGTTTTAATGCAAAATTAATAGGTTTAATTATATATAATAATATTAAAATAGAGTATATAGATCAAATTTTAAACCAATATAATAATTTTATTTATCTAATCGATAGAAATTTAGTTCTTATGTTAGCAGTATTATATCAATCATTGATTAAGTATCTTAAAAATACAAATATAGAAACTCTTAAAAAAATAATTAATATTTTTAATGACAATGATCTTAAGAATAATATAAATATAAAAAATTTTCTAAATGGAATACTTGGAATTGTTAATCTTAAAATAAAATCAAAAAATATTAATTCTAATAAAAAAAATTTATTAAGTGAAATAAGAGACTTATTATATATAAAACTTGGTAAAACTTTTTATAATAAAAGTTCTAATTATAGCTATAGAGATAATTCTACATATGCACGCACATTACCAGAATATATATTATATGTTTATCGAGGATGCAATGAATATATACCAGGAATTATTCGTCAAAGTAAAACAATAAATACTTTAGATTATAGTAAAGATTTATTAGATTATTCTATTTCTTATGAACTAGGTTCAATAAAAAGTGATATAAGTACTCTTAAGTGTTAGAAGAAAAAAGTAAAAATAGTT